ACGAGTCCTTTGATAGCGGCTCAGACTTTGACGACATACCTTTTTGAGGAGGAAGTATGAACAAGCGACAATTTGCAGACGAGCTGACTGGCGTCATCGATAGCAACCTCGATGCCAGCAGGGATTTAATGGTCGGTGTAGTCCTAAAAGCTATAGCCAGAGAGCTATCAGCCTTCGATCTAGACACTGACGAAAACAAGCTACCTAACCACCCCCTGGCTCGCCTCATTTACATGTATGTGGACCGTGAGATTAGGGAGCGTATGCAATGCAAACAAGTGTAGCCGCAGCCGATCTGCTGAAGCTTATTTACGAGGCAGAGGAAGCCTATGACAAGAAACGCGGGTCAGCTTTGGCCCAGCGTATGCGTGTCCGGGCTATGAAACGCTTTGCTCTGGACTGCCGCAAACGCTCACCTAATACCAAAATAACGATAAGTCTTGAGGACCATCTATTGCTTACAGACTTACCGTAGGAGTACCACGTAATGGAACAACTCGTCGTAGATATAGAGGGGGACGGGCTGTTACCAGAACTGAGCAGAATACATTGCATCGGAGTGAGTGTCGTCGGAGAGAAAGACGTAATCACGTACACCAACGATGACGCGAACCTTCCATCAATCGAGGAAGGCCTACAAAGACTCAAAGCCGCACAGCGGTTAATCGGCCACAACTTTATCGGTTACGACATGCCAGCGCTTAACAAGCTCTATCCTGGCACCGTCGTGTTCGAGCAGGTTTGGGACACTATGACTATGGCCGCACTGGTCGAGCCATCGCGTATGTCTTTGTCACTAGCCAGTTTTGGTAAACAGTTTGGGTTTCCGAAAGGAGACTTCAAAGACTTTAGTAAGTACAGCGAAGAAATGAAGGTCTACCTAGAGCGTGACGTACAGCTCACCGCCCGAGTGTATGACCACATCCAACAACAGTTTAAGAAGCTATACCGATCTGGTAACGATTACCGGCCAGCCATTGCGTTAGAGCACCAGGTGCAACAAGGCCTCGCTTTACAAAGCAACCACGGCTTCCGGTTTGACGTACCAGCCGCAGAGCAATTGAGCGTAAAGCTCACCGAGGACATCGCGGCGCTCGAGCAGATGCTCAGTAAGGTGTTTTCCCACGAGTTCAAGCCTGTCACAGGATCGTGGGACTTTAAGACCCGCACCTGGCGCAACGTAGATACCTGGGAGCCTAGTGTAAACAACAAGAAGCTAGGCTACGTAAAGGGCGCACCACTTTGCCGGTGTAGCCATGATCTGTTTAATCCAGGCAGCCGTCAGCAAGTAGCCCGTAGGTTAAACGTCGCTTATGGGTGGGTGCCTACAGACTTTACCGGCGATGGCCGACCTAAGCTTGATGAGGGCACCCTAAGTAGCCTGGACTATCCAGAGGCACGCCTACTGCGTGAGTACTTTCGCAAGACTAAGCAGCAAGGCATGTTGTCGGAGGGCCGCAATGCCTGGCTAAAGCTTCACCGACAAGGGCGTATGCACGGTTACGTTAGAAGCTGTGGGTCGCGTACTCACCGCATGTCGCACTCTCGCCCCAACATGGCACAGGTCGATAAGTCCAAAGCCATGCGCTCATTGTGGGTGCCTGATCAAGACCAGGTGTTAGTCGGTTGTGACGCTGACGCGCTAGAGCTACGCATGCTCGCCAGCTACCTACACAAGTACGACAAAGGTGCCTATGCCGAGGCTGTACTACGCGGTAAGAAAGAGGAAGGCACCGATCCTCACACCATCAACATGAAAGCAGCCGGACTGCTGTCTAGAGACAACGCAAAGACCTTGTACTACGCCCTGATCTACGGCGCAGGAGACACAAAGATAGGGTCGATCGTTGCCGATGATCTAGAGCAAGCCGGTAAACCAGTCCCTCCCAAGAGTTCCTTCCCTGCTCTTGGAAAGGTTGCCAGGTCTCGTATTGAGTCTGGCGTTTTGGGCCTCGGGGAGTTGATTAAGCAGGTACAGAAACAAGCAGCCGAACGTGGCTATGTGACTTTGCCTGATGGACGTAGAGCCAGTTCCGCGCAACGGACTGCCCTCAACACGCTGTTACAAGGCAGCGGTTCCATTCTTATGAAGCAAGCCTTGGCCCTTTTTTTATTCGAGCTTGTGCCTAGTGAAGGACTAGTCCACGGCAAAGACTTTGCGCTACTGGCAAACGTCCACGACGAACAACAACTATCAGCACGTACAGAAATAGCTGACCTGGTAGGTGGTCTGTTCGCTTTAAGCATAGCGATGGCTGGAAAGCGCCTGAACTTGCCCGTGCCTTTCGCTGGTGATTACCAGGTAGGCAGTTCCTGGGCCGACACACACTAGAGGTACAACATGCAGGGGATTAGTTCCAAAGATCAAAAAATCTATCAGGCCGGTAAACAGGCCTACTTCAATCAGAAACCTAAGAGCTCATGTCCGTATGGCGACTGCGACCTAAAAGATAAATCATTTTGGTTCGCCGGTTACCACGACGCTGACATCGAGACTGTGGGTTTTGCTCACTTCACAGGAGGTAGCGATGACTCAGCCATTCCACGTCTTGATTGACGCCGACATCATTGCGTATCAGACAGCAACCATAGCCGAGCAGTTAGACCCCTTCGATCAAACACCACGACGAGACGTCACACTTGAGAATCTTGTAGGTGTAGCGGTCGATGAAATCAGGGAGCTCAACGAGATGTTCGAGGACAGTGAGGTACTACTTGTATTCTCACCGTCTGACCGTAGCAACTTCCGTAAAAAGGTCGACAGCACGTACAAACAGAACAGGAATCCAAAGCCCAAGCCGAGGATGTACTGGGAGCTGGTGCGGGAGCTGAAAACTATCTACTCCAACATCGAGATCAACCACCTCGAGGGCGACGATGTGCTCGGTATCCTGCACACGAGAAACCCTAACAACAGCGTGATGGTTAGTAGCGACAAAGACATGAAGACTATCCCAGGTCGACTATACGACTTTCATCACAACGAACACCACAACATCAGCATCAACCAGGCTAATTACAACTGGATGTATCAAACGCTGATGGGTGACTCTACCGATGGCTACAGTGGTTGCCCTGGTATCGGTAAAAAGAAGGCCGCCGCTATCCTGCCACCCCTCGATGAGAACGAAGACGATGACGTATACCTAGAGCGTCTGTGGTTCGAGGTTCTCGAGACATACCGCAGCTTCTACAAAAACCCAGATGTTGCTGAGTCTGCTGCCATACGCCAGGCCCGGCTGGCTCGTATCCTGCGCTGCCACGACTACGATTGGGTCAACCAAAACGTCCGTCTGTGGCACCCAAACGACGAGATCAACCTTCCTTTAAACAAGTAATGACACCAGCGTTGCCAGTATGAAGAACTGCCATAGAACCGCAGTCTTTGTGTTGGTGCATGTCTGAGGAGTAAACATGTACACCAAAACAAGAAACAGCATAGATAGCGCAACCACCGCTGAGTGGAACGCTGCCAGCAGGAAAGCAATGACAGGCAAGGACACAACTACGTTTGACGCAGTTGAGCGCCCTAAGCACTACGCCCACGACAACGGTGTGGAGTGTATAGACGCCATCAAAGCACAGCTAACGCATGAGGAATTCATCGGATACATGCGTGGCACCATCGCTAAGTACAACTGGAGGATCATGCACAAGCATCCTGATCCCGTACAAGACGCTTCCAAGATCAGGTGGTTTAGCCACTATCTAGAACAGTACTTAATTCAAAAAGCATCGAGTGACCTATGAATTACGGGTCAGTTTGTAGTGGCATAGAAGCCGCAGCACAGGCCTGGCATACGCTGGGCTGGAAGCCTTCTTTTTTGTCTGAAATAGACGAATTTCCTCGTGCTGTCTTACAACACCATTACCCAGACGTGCCTATTCACGGCGACTTCACAACTATCGAGGAGGATCAATATGAATCAATTGACCTTCTCGTGGGAGGAACACCCTGTCAGTCCTTCAGCATTGCAGGATTGCGTGGTGGACTTTCAGACGACCGTGGCAACTTGGCCCTCGAATATCTACGCCTTGCTGACAGACTGTCTACGCGCTGGCTTGTCTGGGAAAACGTCCCCGGCGTCTTGTCCTCAAGCGGAGGACGGGACTTTGGTTCCTTCCTCGGGGCGCTGGCTCAGCTCGGGTATGGGTTCGCCTACCGAGTGCTGGACGCTCAGTTCTTCGGAGTGGCCCAAAGACGCCGCCGTGTGTTCCTTGTGGGATACCGTGGAGACTACCGACGTGCTGCCTCGGTACTTTTTGAGTCCGAAAGCTTGCGCCGGGATACTGCGCCGAGCAGATCGGAGGGGCAAAGAGTTGCCCCAACAGTTGTATCAGGCCCTCCATTCAGTCGCACAGGAAACGAGCGAGTAGAATGTGAAGCAATCCTAGTAGCTAGAATGCGTGGGTTTGGCGATTACGAGTGTGACGGCACCGCTTCGACTGTTAAAGCTAGAGATTACAAAGACGCTACGTATTTGGTAGCCGAAAAAGACTTAGGGGTACGACGCCTAACTCCCGTCGAATGCGAAAGACTCCAAGGCTTCACTGATGACTACACAAAGATAGCCTGGCGCGGAAAAGATGTCATCGACTGTCCTGATAGTCACCGCTACAAGGCGTTAGGAAACAGTATGGCCGTCCCAGTTATGCAGTGGATCGGTAGTCGTATAGATACGGTGGACAAAGCTTATGCCTAGCGCAGCTCCTACACCGTGTCGCTACCCAGGTTGTCCAGAATTAGTCTCAGAGAAAGCCGCCCGAGGCATGTGCGTGAGGCATGTGCGAGAGGCTCGTGCGTTCCTGGGTCATCGTGCCAGGAGGAGGAATTTTACAGATGAAGACCGCAAGCGAGATAATTGGTACAGCAGTAAAGATTGGAGGAGTCTCCGTCGTTCTTATATTAGTCGTAACCCTCTCTGCGTTGATTGTCTCAGTAGAGGTTTGCTTCGCCCTGCTGATGTCGTGGACCACATTGTTGAGAGAAAAGATGATGACAGCTTACGATTGGATAGTTCTAACCTTCAATCGCTGTGCCACAAATGTCACAACAGCAAATCTGCTGAAGAAAGGCGTCGACGTCGAGATGATGATTGAAAAGATAAAAAAGAAGCTCAAGATTTAGTGTGGACGATTTTTGTGTAGACACTTTTCGTGTAGATGTGTTCCGTGTAGATGGATGCGTAACGAGGTGCAAAATGCCGCTCGGCGTCGTCGATCGATCCTCGAAAAATCGAAAATCGATGCGAGCCAATCGCGACGCGGCAACTGATCGCATGCGTACCAGGTGACGCAACCAGGCGACCAGGTGACGCAACCAGGGCGCACCAGGGCGCGTACCAGGTGCCAGGAATGGCGCACCAGGTGACGCACCAGGCAACCAGGCGCACGCGCACCAGGTAACGCCCGCGCTCATTCGTTAGACCGTTTTAATAGCAAAACAATCTAAGGAATAAACGCGCCAGGATAGCCAAAACGCTCACCAGGGCGCACAAATTGACACCAGGCGCACGCATACGCGCACCAGGTACAAATGCACCAGGGCAAAAAAAAGCGCCCGTAGGCGCTCTTATTAGGTCATGCGTTAATCAGTAGATAAACCATCCTCGTGCTTCATAAACGGATATCCATGATCATCCACGTCTAAACCACAATGGGCGCAAATTTCCCGTATTGATGATTCAACAAGGCTACGCACAACGCGCTCTTTTTCAATATCAGTACGTAGTGTCTCCGCAAGATCGAACAGAAGATCATGGACTAAAACGCGGGAAGGGTAAGAAAGGCTCATTGGTTACCCCTTAAAAGGTTCTCTTGTTTAATGTCGTAACGGATCGCGTCCATTAACGCGGCCATCGTGTAGTAATAAACGCCTTTATATAAAAACATTAGCTAGTGTCTCCCTGTAGTTTTAATGCGCAGCAATAATGATGTCGACGCCCTGGAAACGCTCCGAGCCGCACGCATGGCCGGTAGGCGTACAGGTGCCGCATTCACCAGGACAAGTAAAGGCCTTTTTACCGTAGGCCTGGCGAAGTGCTACCTGGTGCGACCGGTCGCCATGGTCTGAGTGCTTCGCCCTGGTAGGCATAGCGACAGCGATAAAGCGCCCGCGGGTAATGGGTAGCGATTCGACAGCTTGCACAACCTCGGGCGAGTGCCGGTGGCCGCTGGATACGTTCAAAACGTAGTTATCCGGCCAATCGTCGCCGCTGTACCTGGTAGCCACATCGAAGCCCAGTAATTCATGAAAGCTTTTACTGTAGCCATAGGCCGCAAGTTTTGGCCGGTGCTGTATCGCATCCATCCAAAAACCCACATCCTCAACATCGCGAAAATCACCATCGACATATAAACGAAAGTCGACCCGTTCCAGGTCGCGATATTTAGGGCGCTTCAATTGCGCGTCCAATTCTGCCGCTATTGCCAGGCGTCCCACATCGGAGCTCATAAGCAAAGTATTTTGCGCCTGGCGACAGAATGCCGCGGGATAGCGCCAGGCAGAAAAGGAATAACACCAGTCGCGGCAATCGCCAGAACCAGGGCAAAACCCGAAACCAGGCATGGCAGAAAAGGAAAGGAAAGGAAGCTTGCTATTACCTTCCGCGATGACTGTAAAAGATGGCTCCGCTTTACCGGCTTCCAACTGGTCGCACAATAACGCCAGTTTCATCATATTAAGACACCAACCGGCCTTTACTGTCTTATCGTTTAGCGCTTCCCATATAACAGCACCAACGGCGCCTGGCTGATCGGGATGGTCGCGGAGTGCTGTAACTATTGGTTCTAATTGTTTGCGGTTCATGATTGGTTCCCTCTTATTAAGGTGATGAATGTTCGCGGTCCGCTATGGTCGACCCTATAAACGCTTTCTTCAGTGGCGTTAACTAGTGCATCCGTGAGGTCGTTGTTTGCTTCCTCTAATAAATCGAACGCTTGCTCTAATAACGCGGACGCATCAAGGATTGCGTACCCGGCGTCAAATGCCAGGTCGCCGTCATCGTCGATGCGTTGCATATCCTCGCCGTGTTCTTCCAGGCGCGACCGTAAGGCGTCGACCTCGGCAGCAAATCGGTTTGTTAATTTGTTCATATATTTAATAGTCATGGGCTTACGCTCCTGTAGCGATAAAGGCGACAAGTCCGCCTAAAGAAAGGTTGACGCCCATCCCGAACCAGGGAAGGAACGCCAAGAAGGGCTCACGTCCGCCCATGGCATAGCAAGCAAAGCCAACCAGGTAACCAACGGAAGCAAGCAAAAGTAAGTAAATAAGCATTGATATAAGTCCTATATAAGTGAGTACAGGAACACACTATATAGACAATGACTATATATAGGAACACCAGGCAGCAACCAGGGCACCACCTGGTGACGCCCTTATAACTATTAGTTGTAAGAACAAGAACCAACAACCAGCACCAACCATCAGCACCAACCATGCCGCGCCCTGGTAACGCACCAGGAACACCAACCATCAACCATTCACCAAACGAATGCATCCGTGCTCGCTCATACAGCAGAATGATGCACTACTATTGTTTCTATGGATCGCAAACCGATTGACCATTCAGGCGATGAATGATGGCATCGGGGGGCCTCCGACCCCTGGCCCGACAAAGCACACGGCGCGCGCCGGTCTTATTTAGAGCCGCCGTCATAATTAAAGGTGCTTTTTATAGGACGTGCATATATCATATGGTTATATAGCGTAAGTCGCTGTATCACGAGGAGACTTAGGTAGA